CATCAACGCTTTCCTCGGTACTGACTTTTCGCAGGAAGATATGACAGAAATTTATACGTACCTTGGCAACCGATGCAACCACGAAAAAACACTGCGTTTTATTCGGTCAGGATACGATATGTCAGCACTTGCAAAGGAGGCCCCCAATGAATGAATTGAAGCCGTGCCCGTTTTGCGGAGGAAAAGCTTACATCAAAAGAACACCTAATTATGGCTCTGAGAAACCGAGGCTTTTCGTAACGTGTTGTGTTTGCGGAGTAGAAACTCCGCGAATAGCCCGGAGCAGGAAAGATGCCGTCACCGCATGGAACCGCCGCGCCCAGCCCGCCAACTCCCGTTTTGCTGACTGCCATATCTGGGAGCCGGGGGACAAACTGGACACGCTCTCAGACAAATGCGACGTGCTGATAAAGGCAGCGGACATTAAGGCGCTGATGCTGCCCGACAACGAGCCGCTTACCCTCGACGAGCTGCGGGGGATGGACGGGGAAGCAGTGTATCTAGTGGATATGGAGCCCGTTGAGTACGGGTGGGAGGATGGTTATTATTTGGTCGATACCGACGAGGACGTGGCATTTAACGGCATACGAAAATTTAATCTAAAATTGTGCGCCGGATTTGCCTACCGCACCAAGCCGGAGCAGCCGGAACGGGAGGCCGATCATGGGCGGTGACCTACCTACATACCTGTGTGTGCAGCAGCGCGCAGGCCCGTTTGTTAAGGCATTTGTGACAGATCGGCAATGCTTCATCCGCCGCAATGGTGTCAGCACAAACAGTGTCCGCAAGCGATGCGGCCCGGCTATGTGCCGCACCAGCGTGGACAAGCTGGAACTGCGGCTGGCCCTGTTTGGATATGACGGCGTCTTTTATACACTGACCTTTGCGGACGAACACCTTCCGGACAGCCTCGACGGGGTCATGCACGTATGGGACGCCTTTTGCAAGCGCCTGAAACGCTTTTGCAAGAAGCCGATGGATTACTACGTGTACCGCATAGAGGGGTTGCATGGAGATCACCGCTACCACATCCACGCCTTTATGCGTGACGCTGATTTTCCTTCGGCGGTCGTTAGATACCTGTGGGTGTGGGGCGAAGCCTACGATGTCCCATATGACCAAAAGCGCGTTATGGCGGAGCAGGGATACCGGGGACTTGCGATCTACTTCACGAAGGAGCTCCCGGATGTCGGAAGACATCCGTGGGGCTGCTCCAGGAAATTAAGTAAGCTAATTCCTCCACCGGAGGTGCATATGTCCAATACCGGGCAACTCCGAGTGCCGCGCGACGCGGTGCGATTACCCATCTTCGGCAAGCCAGATCTGGGTGCATGGGGAGTGTTCAATTACACTCGCTATTTGCTGCCTAAAAAATAGCGCTTTATATTTAAATTAATGATTCTTCTTCTTGAAACCTTATGAATATTTACGGACAAGGTCCAGAAAGTGGGGAAAATCCATTGCCAGTGACAGCGAAAAGTGATAAACTGGTCGTAAAGGACGGATGGATTTCATGCCCGGTCTGCGGGCGAAATCATCGGCTCCTGCGAATCACAGACGAAACGGAAGCATGTGGCCTCCCGGTCTACTGCCGAACGTGCCGCAGCGAAATAATCCTGAATATTGCAAAAGGCCAGAGCGTCAAACGCCAGAGCCAATGATTCACCCGAAAAGGGCTGAGTTGTTGGGTCTGGCGTTTTTGTTTTGCCCGGAGGTGATAGCCCGATGGCATTGAAACCGCTCCGACCGTGTCGGCACCCGGGATGCAGTCAGTTGGTCCGGGAGGGCTACTGCCCTGCACACAAGCCCAAGGACCGTGCCCAGCGCAGCGAGGAGGCACAGTCCTGGCGTTGGATGTACCGGACGCCCGAATGGCTGGATGATCTGCGCCCCGCACAGCTTCTGCGGGAGCCGTTCTGCCGGGAGTGTGCCAAACATGGCATCCGCACGCTGGCCACCGACGTGGACCATATCGTGGACCACAAGGGCGACTGGGGCAAGTTTACCGACCGCAACAACCTGCAAAGCCTGTGCCATTCCTGCCACAGCCGCAAGACCATGGCAGATATGCACGCAAAAAGCAACGCTTTGCGCAGCCGCTACCGACGGTGACCGGCTGAACGCTTGGGCGCACGGGCGATTCGTGCCCGCGCAAGAGCGATTCCTTGCACCCCTCCCCCCGGCTGATAAAGTTTTAGGTCGGGAGGCGGAAGACCGCATGCCCTCCTCGGAAGGAGATTTTCTCCCCACGGGAGGTCAAAGCGGGGACTAGAGCAAAACAGCGGGCGCAGCACCCAGCCTTTGACGGGCTGGCATCCTTTCCTCCGCCCGGCCTGAGCGAAAACGCGAGGGCTGGGTGCTGTGCCCGAATCGGACACCGGCGTGTCACCCGGCCTCTGGCTGGAATCCTCTCTGCCTGACTCCCGCTTGCGGGGGTCGGGTGATGCGCCGGGAGAACGACCGAAAGGAGATTGACACATGGCAGGAAAACGGCAGCCCACCGATCTGGTGGAGGCAAACGGGCGAAAGCATCTGACAAAAGCGGAAGCAGACGCACGGCGGGATCGTGAAGTACGGGTGCCGCCTCCTGATCAGGCCACGCCTCCGAGGTGGCTGGCAAAGAAATTCCATGCGGAGTTTTTGGAGATCGGCGAAATTCTGCGAGCGTCCGGGCTGTATGCAGAGCTGGACCGGGATGTCCTGGCGCAGTATTTCGTGGCGCGGGAGCGTTGGCAGCGGGCGGATAAGCTGGCCTCCTCCGCTATCCGGGACAAGGATGAGAAGCTGGCCAAGGAGTGGACCAGCGTGCAGGGGACCTACTTCAAGCAGGCGCGGCAGTGCGCAGAGGCAATGGGCCTGTCTGTTACTTCCAGATGCCGCATCGTGGTGCCAGATGTGATCGTCAAGGCGGCTGCTGCTCCCGCCGGAGACGAGCCGGACGAGTTTACCGCACGGCTGCGGCAGCGGCAGGACGCCGCGATGGCCGGGGTGAAGTGATCCATGCCGGCAGTAAACAGCACGTACTATGACGCGGAAGCCGGCGGCTTTGTCTGTGACTTTGTGCAGCGCCTGCCGACCACCGATACCGGAAAGCTGTTCCGGCTCTATCCATGGCAGCGAGACGCCATCATGGACTTTTATTCCACAATGGACGTGGATGAGGCGACCGGGGAGCGGCTGCGGCATTACTGGTATCTGTATCTCGAGATCCCCAAGAAAAACGGCAAGAGCGAGCTGGCGGCGGCACTGGGCATCTATCATCTGTTCGCCGACGGGGAGTTAAACGCGGAGGTTTACGTCTGCGCGGCCGACAAGGAGAACGCCAGCATTGTCTTTAACGCGGCGGTCTTTATGCTGACCAGCGCACCGTGGACTGCCAAGATGATCGCCCGCGATGAGCTGCACATTGTGGAGAGCCGGAAACTGATTGAGTATCGGCGGAAGATCTCCACCGCCAACGGCGGCAGCAAGTGGGTGGTGCTGGGCACTATGAAGGTGCTGTCCAGCGAAGCATACAGCAAGCACGGCTACAAGCCCAGCTGTGTTATTTTTGACGAGCTGCACGCACAGCCCAACCGGGATCTGTGGGACGTTATGACCTTTGGTTCCGGCTCCGGCCGGAAACAGCCGGTGTATATCGTCCTGACAACGGCGGGCGACGACCCGGACCGCAACTCTATCGGCTGGGAGATCCACGAGAAGGCCGTGGGTGTCCGGGATGCCAGACAGCTCAAACAGGTTCTGGCGGATGGCGGAGACCCCAAACGGATTCTTTCGCTACGCCATGTGTCCGACGAGGATATGGACGCGGCGGAACAGGAGCTTCTGGGCCGGGATCTTTCCAACTGGCTGCCCATCCTGTACGGCCTGACGGCGGTCTACGGAGATGATCCGGACGATCTCGCAAAGTTGGATATCTGGGACGAGGCGCTGTGGTATCAGTGCAACCCATCGCTTGGGCATCATCTAACCATACGAACGCTGCGGCTTGAGGCACAGGAGGCCAAAAAAAGTGAGGCCGGTGAAAAACTGTTCCGCTGGCTCCGGCTAAACCAATGGATCTCCGTCAAGGCGGTCAGCTGGCTGAGCCTGAACGTATACGACAAGACCCAGTGGGGTCCAAGTAAGAAAGCGGATCGAGAGGCCTATCTGGAGAAATTGAAGGGCAAGACCTGCTATGGCGGCGTGGACTTGTCATCCACCACGGACTTGACAGCCTTCGTGCTTCTGTTCCCACAGCAGCCTGGGCTTGATAAAACGGTGGCGCTGTTCCACGCGTGGCGACCGGACGGAGATATCGTCGCGGCGGAAAAGCGGGATCACGTCCCCTATCGGGACTGGGCGCGGGCCGGATTTTTGGAACTGTGCTCAGGCAACCTGATCGACTATCAGATGGTCACATCGGCAATCTTGTCCGCGCGGCAGATGTACGACTTGAAAATGGTTGGATTTGACCCGTATCTAAGCCAGTTGATCACATCCCTTTTGGGCGATCAGGGTGTGCCGGTAGTAGAAATCCCGCAGGACCTGAAACACATGTGGCCCGCCATGCAGACCATGGAGCGGATGATCTTAAGCCATGAGATGCAGCATGTGCATAACACCTGCGCCCGGTGGTGCTTTGGTAATCTGCGCTGCTATGTGGACGGCAACGGAAACAAAAAGCCCATGAAAAACAAGAGCACCGGAAGAATTGATATTACGGTGGCGTGGATCATCGTTGTGGCGGTGTGGATGCTGAGCTGGGTCAAGGGAAAGCCATTTGACACTGAAAAACTGGGAGAGGACTGGGGACTATGAGTGAAGAAGAAAAAAAAGCGCGCTGGGTGCAGTGGCTTAAAAATCTGGGACATAAAATCATGGCCGTGTATCTGGATGATCTGCTGCTGCTGCTTGGCGGCGCGGCGTTGATCGCGGCGGCGGCGATTGCCTATGGAGCCGCAGCGGCGTTTGCGACTGCTGGATGCTGGTGCATCGTTATGGCATGGCTCGTGGCGCGAGCGCGGCGGAAAGGATGATGCGAATTGCTTTTGAGTAAAGCGATGGGGCCGCCTCGGGCGGTCAGCTACAACACGTTGACATGGGATCAGGTCAACGATCAGTTCCGCAGGATCTTTTATAGCGGCGGCGAGTACGACACCAGCCGCCACGGAGCGGAGCAGCTTTCTCCGGTGGCGGCGGCGCACAGAATCCTAACGTGCCACTTTGGCATGATCCCCTTGAGCGTCTATCGCAAAAACGGGGACGCCCGGGAGCCGGTATCGGATCCGGCGCTGGAGCAGGTGTTTAAGATTCGCCCCAACGAGAATATGAGCCCGTTCCTGTGCGGAAAAACGGTAATGTCCAATGCCTTTTGGTATGGCGTTGGATACTGCTGGAACCGGCAGGGACCGGGCGGCGAGATCGTAGAGCGCATCCCACTCCCGACCGAGTGCTGCCACATCCGACAGGACCCGGAGACCGGAACCTACTGGTACGACTTTACGGTGGACGGTGTGTTTCACTCCTTCTCCGGACATGAACTGTCCATGCTGTTTTTTGAAAGTTACGACGGCATCCGTGGCCGGGGGCTGATCCATCTGGCAAAGGAAACCATCGGGGCGGAGGGAGCTGCCCAGCAGTACGGGCGGAAGTTCTACCAGAATGGCGCGAATCCATCTGCCATCATCGAGGTGGACGCGGATCTAAATGAGGCGGATCGGAACAAAGTCCGGGATCAGTTCAGCTCCTACAATCCGTTTGGCGAGAACGCGTTTAAGGCGGCGGTGCTGACACGCGGCTATAAGTACACGCCCATGGGAATTAGCCAGAAGGACAGCCAGTACATCGAGAGCCGGGGCTTTGGTGTGGAAGAGATCAGCCGGTTTACCGGGATCCCGAAGTGGATGCTCCAAAGCGGAAAGGAATCCTACGACTCTAACAGCGCTCAGAGGATTGCCTACGTGACGGACACCCTGATGCCCTACATCATCCAGTGGGAACAGGAGAACACCTACAAGGCGCTTTCCACCGCACAGAGGAAAAAGAACTGGTACTTTAAGGGAAATCCATCTGTGCTTCTGCGGGGTGACGACACGGCGCGGGCCACCTTCTTCCAGAAGATGGTGTTCACCGGCCTTTACAATCTGGACGAATGCCGGGCGCTGGATGAACGCAACCCCATCCCCGGCGGACTGGGGCAGAAGTTTCTGGCTACTAAGAATCTTGGCTCTCTTGAGTCCATCCTGAAAGGAGATGCATAAATGCGTGAGATTGCATTAAAGGGCGACATCTGGAACAACGACGATGCCGACATCCTCCGGTTTTGTGGGTGGCGGGATATCGTGTGCCCATTGGACATCGAGAAGGAACTGTCCATCGCAGACGGCGATGATGTGACCATCCTGATCAATTCTCGCGGCGGAGATATGATGTCTGGAAATGAAATCAAGGCGATGCTCCGCAACTACGGTGGTAAGACCATTGCCCGCTATATGGGCTACGGCGCATCGTCTGCAACGCTGGTTGCGGCCGGTTGCCAGATCATCCAGTCAGAGCCGGGGGCGCTGCTGTGTTATCACAACCCGTCCTCCGATAACGGCGGAGACTATCAGTCTCACCAGAATATTGCAGAATCGCTGCAAAATGCACGGGACTGTGCGCTGGAGTCCTATCTCGCACACCCGGGGTGTGCATCCCGCGAAAAGCTCATTGAGCTGATGGACAAGGATATCTTTATCTCTCCGACGAAGGCAAAGGACGAGTACGGTCTGATCGACGAAATCCTGCCCGGCATTGTGCCCGAATCGGACACCGGGACGTTGGTCGCAGCGGCGGGGCCGCGGCTCCTGATTACGGCGGATATGCGCAAGCGCTACGCTGACCACAAGGCGGAAGAACCGCAGGATCAATTGAAGGCAAGACGCGCCCTGTCTCGGATCAGGTCGCTTGCAAGCTACTAAATTTTGAAAAGGAAGGTACAAAGCATGGACTATTTGGAGAAAATCAACGACCTGCGGGCGCAGAAGGCGGAACTGTCCGACAAGGCTGAAAAGCTGGTGATGGACGGAAAATTTGACGAGGCCGACGCGCTAACCACCCAGATGGAGGGCATCAACAGCAACATCGACACGGTGATCAAGGCGATGCAGGCCAGCCAGAAGAATGCCGGCCCGGTTGATCTTGGCGACGACGGAATTCTGGGCGGCGGAAAAAAGCCGGAGGCTAAGGACGCAAAGAAAGACCTGCATCTGTTTGACTCCATCGGAGAGCAGCTGCGCGCCATTGTGGCGCAGACCAAGCACGTAGGAGACGACAAGCGCCTCGGCCAGATCAACAACGTGGTACAGGGCGTCGGCACCGGGAGCGGCGAGGACGGCGCGTTTGCCATTCAGCCCGATTTTGCCGGGGCGATCATGGAGAGTGCCGTGCAGAACAGCCCCCTGCTCCAGCGTCTGGATCGCTACACCTGCTCCGCATCCTCTAACTCCGCCCGGTGGCTGCGTTTTGACGAGACGGACATTTCTGAGAGCGTGTTTGGCGGGATCAAGATGCACTGGGCGGCAGAAGGAGGATCGGTTGCGGCAAGCAAGCCCAGCAGCCGGGAGATGCGTCTGGATCTGGAAAAGATGATGGGCTTTATGTATGCCACGGACGAGATGCTCCAGGACACCGCCTTCCTCACGGGGCTCGCGTCCACCGGATTTTCTCTGGCAGCCGACCGGCTGCTGACGGCGGCGGTAATCAACGGCGACGGCGCGGGAAAACCCCTGGGCATTATGCAGTCCGGCGCGTTGGTATCGGTGGCCAAGGAGACCAGTCAGGCAGCCGCAACGCTGCTGGGCGACAACATCATTAAAATGCAGGCGCGGGCGATGCCTCGCAACCGTGAGCGCCTGTGCTGGCTGATGCACCCAGATCTGGAGGAGCAGCTGCCCTACCTTGCCATCAAGAGCGGAGACGCCTCCAAATTCCTGTGGAACCCGGAGGGCGGCCTGGGCAACTTTGACACCCAGCGGGTGCTGAACAAGCCGGTGCTGTTTGACGATAACTGCGCGGCCATCGGCAGCAAGGGAGATATCCTGCTGGTGGATCCGTTCCAGTACGTCCTGCTGATGAAGGGCACGGCCAAGCAGGACTGGTCTATGCACGTGGAATTTCTGACCGATCAGCAGTGCTTCCGCATTGTCTGGCGCTGCAACGGCGCGCCCAAGGTGGATGCGCCGCTGACCATTAAAAACAGCACGAAGAAGCGCAGCCCGTTTGTGACGCTGGATGCGCGCGCGTAAGGAGGATTTACGATGAACAGAATCATGGAAGGTATGAAGGCGGAAGTCGCCTGCGTCCCCGTTTCCCTGGCTGCGTCCACGGACTCCACCCCCATCTACATTTCTGCTGCGAAGAAGCGGCGGCTGGCCTTTGTGGTGACAACCGGCGCGCTTGCCAGCGGCAAAAAACTGACGGTCGCGGTCTACGGCGCAACAGACGCCTCCGGTACCGGAGCTACAAAGATTGGCGAGAAGGCATTTACGGCGGCTGGCACCATGACCTCTGCCGTTGCGGTTGTGGATGTGAAGCCCCAGAGCGCATACAGCCACTACGGCGTGAAATTCCAGCATGACTCCGCTGCGGCGGTGGTATGCAGCGCTGTGGCGCTGGCTGATGCGATGTACCTGCCCGCTGACAACGACTGGGCGCTGACGGTTTAAGCCATGGCGGAGCTGACGGAGGCGCGGCGGAAGACGCTGCTGGCGTATTGCCGGATTGATGAAGAAGACCCAGATGTCTCTCTGATTCCGGGCTGGTACGCTGCATCGGTTGCATATATGGCGGGCGCGGGCGTCAGCATCCCACAGGAGGGTACTGACCGCCGTGCGCTGTATGACCTGTGTATCAACTATATGGTGCTGGACAAGTACGAGCGCAGGAATATGACCATCACCGGCACCATCGTGGCGGAGAACCCTGAGTTTATACACATCAAGAATCAATTGAAGTTCACCGAGCCGGTGCCCAATTCGGGCACCGGCAGCGGTGGATAGGAGGGCGGCATGGCGTTTATCAGCGCTGGAGACCTGAACGAACGGGTGCAGGCCCGCGAATTTACCTATGATGCGGCTGCGGATGCTTGGAACTGGACGACTGTATGGGGCGCGTGGGTCAAGGCGGAGCAGAGCGACCGCAGCAGCCTGTTTTCATCAGTCGGAATCGGGGCACGGAGCGTAATTTTCAAAATGCGCAAGGCAAGCCGCATCCATCTGGGTCTTTCCTTCCTGTGGCGGGGCCAGTTTTGCTTTCTAACGTCCGTTGCGGACACGGAGCAGCCGGGGATCGTGGAGGTCAAAGCGGCTCTGTGCAGCACGGTGAACTGCCAGAAGGACGTGGACAGATCCCCGGCAGGGTGCAAATTCCCCGGCGTGCTGACTGAGAAGTATTTGGGGCACACGCAGGAGACGCCCATGTCCGTCACCATTACCACGCTGGTGCTAGTGACGTCAAAGCCCATTGAGCTTGCCTCCGGGTCCTTGGTAGAGGTAGGCGGGAAGGACTATGAAGTTCTGGTGCGTCACACGTTGGATGCATGGAAAAACGAGTACGAGATTCGCCGGAAGGAGGACTGCTGATGAGCGGTTTGACAAGAGCCGACCTGCGGGAATGGAATGACTTTTGGCGGCGTTGGGAAAAGCTGACTAAGGAATTACCAAAGGCCAAGCAACAGGCGCTGCGGATGGCTGGAATGGCAGTGGAAAGAGAACTGTTGCGGCAGATCGACCAACGTATCGCAGATCCACGTGGACGGGTCAAAAAATGGCAGGATTTGCGGGAGGGTAGCGGCGGCGGGTATGTGGCGGTGACGGCCAGTAGTGATGAAGTTGTGCAGCTCACCAAGAGCGGAAAGAAAACCACCAGCCGCGCTGTGACCCGGTATCTGGAGCAAGGACACCCGGCCAGAAAGCCATCAGGGGGGCGCGACAAGCGATATAAAGCCCGTCTTGTCTCGGATAACCTAGTTGGCGGAAATCATGGGCTGATCGTTCCGGGTCGGATGTTCTACAGTTGGACAAAGCTCCGCGCGGGAGATTTGGGCAGAGATGCCGCCGAGAAGACCCTGCAAAAGATCAAGGCCGCCATTGAGCATGGCGGCGACAGCCTGACGTAAGGAGAAATTCAATGATTACACCGAACGAAATTACCACCGCTGTGAGCGCGGCGGTTGGAACGCTGTTTCCCGGAGAGCAAGTCTATGAGAATCTAGTCCCCAGGGAGTTTAAGCGGCCTAGTAATCTGGTTGAACTGCGCGGTATTGCGCTGGAGGAGCTGTCTCCCCGCGGGGTGAAACTGCGGTACACCTACAAAATCACGGACTTTGTGGAGGTGGACGCACGGCACAACAGCCACTTTGCGGCTCTGGATCTGCGAACCATGCTGCTGGTAGGGCTGTTTGCCAAAGGATATCTAAAGGCAGACGACCGGGCCTTGAAGGTTATCAGCTGCACCACAGAGCACAACTGCGATTACACCGAAACCGTGGTTGGGCTGTCTCTGAACTATGGCCGCGCGGAGTTTGAACCGGCGGAAATCCTGCCGCTGATGCAGCAGCTGGATCTCAAAACAAAAACAAAGGAGGACACGACATTATGAGTACACTGGCAATGCCCAGTATCAACATCGCCTTTGAACAGGCGGCGTCCACAGCGCTTGCCCGCTCCCAGAAGGGCACGGTTGCCCTGATTCTGCGGGATGCGGCGCTGGCGGATAAGACCTACACGCTGACTGCGCCGTCCCAGCTGCCCAGTACCATGGGAGCCGCTAATCAGGCGGCGGTGCGGCGGGCGTTTATTGGCTATGTAAAGCCGCCCAAGAAGGTACTGCTTTACGTGACCGGTGCCGACGACGTAATCGCCGCCAGTTGTCCGGCGCTGACGTGGCTGGCAACGCAGCAGTTTGACTATCTGGCCGGACCCGCCGATCTGACGGCCCAGGAGGCGGGCGTGATTAAAACATGGATCACCACCCAGCGCAGCGACAATCACGCAATTTACAAGGCCGTTTTGCCCAGCCTTACAGCGGACAGCGAGGCGATCGTCAACTTTACGGCGGCTGGGATCAACATTGGCGCAGGCGACCCTCTTGACGCCGCTGCCTACTGCGGGCGGATGGCTGGACTGCTGGCGGGAACGCCTATGACTATCAGCGCGACCTATGCGCCGCTGCCGGAGGTGCATGACGTCACCCGTCTGACGGAGGCGGCGCTGAACACCGCCGTTGGCAAGGGCGAGTTGGTGCTTTTCTGGGACGGCGAGAAGGTAAAAACCGGACGGGCTGTCAACAGCCTGACCACCGTCACCGGAAAAAGCGACGCATGGAAGAAAATCAAAATCGTAGAGCTTCTGGACATGGTGCAGCACGATCTGCGGGCGGCCATCGACGACAACTACATCGGCAAGTATCCCAACACCTACGACAACAAACTGCTGCTGGTGACGGCCATTACCAACTATCTCCGCTCCCTTGCCCGGGACGGCCTGATTATGGACGATTTTACCTGCGGCATTGACGTGGACAGCCAGCAGAAGTGGCTGGAGGAGCATGGGACGTCCACCGTGGATATGAGCGAGCAGGAGATCAAGGAGGCCAACACCGGCACCAACGTCTTTTTGCTGGTATCCATTAAGCCGGTGGACGCCATCGAAGACGCCAGCGTGATCATTCGGCTGTAAAGGGAGGACGACAAAATGGAAGGATACAGAGTTATTAACGGCACGTTCGGCGGCGTGTGGGAGAACAGCGTGGAACTGGCGGAGGTGTCCGCGTTCCAGGTCAAACTCAACAAAAACAAAAGCACCATCAATTTCTGCCGCCAGATGGCCGAGGACAGCAAGGTCACCGGTGTAAAGATTACCGGGTCTATCACGCTTCACAAGATTTATTCGCGCGGCAGCGATGACGTGGAGGCTGTGCAGGCCGGTCACGATCGGCGCAAGACGCTGGTGGGCAAGCTGGCCGACCCGGACGCCTATGGCGCGGAGCGAATCGCGGTGTACGGCGTGAGCTACGACGAGGTGACAGTGATGGACTGGGCGGCCGCCAAGGAGGGCAGTCTCACGATTCCGTTTACCGCCACGCGAGTGGAATATCTGGACAAGATTGAGGTGCAGTGATGGAAGACACGATGAAAAACGTGAGTGTGCTGGATCTTCTGCTGCGTCCAGAACTACCGGACGTGCGCAAGGTACTTCCGGAAAAACAGGTGGAGGTGACGCGGCTGAGCCAGCTCGCCGGGGAGCCGGTGATATTCACCCTGCGAGGGCTGAGCTATGACCAAGTGCGCAAGGTGCAGGACAAGAACCGGGGAGATCAGGCGGCCTTTGGTCTGCTGTACGGCTGCGTGAGCCCCAAGTGGGGCGAGGAGGCGCTGCTGGATAAGACGCGGGGAATCGTCACACCAGTGGATTCTATTAAGGCACGGCTGCTGCCCGGAGAGGTGGACGACCTGTATGTTGAAATTCAGAAGCTGAGCGGGTATCTGCGCCGCACTATTTCCGACGTAAAAAACGACTAGAGGCGGGGGGCGACCCGGAAATCTCCCTGTTGTTCTATCTGTTCCACAAGAACTGGCCGCTGAGCGAGTTGAAGGCGCTGGTCGAGACGCGGGACGGATGGCAGGAAATTATCCAGACGTTCGCCGCCTATGAGTGCGAATTGAGAAACAGGTCGTGAAAAAAGCCGCCGCCCGGATGGGCGGCGGCGGGAATCTACGGTTTGTAGGTGCTGCTCCAGATGGCCCAGCAGAGCGAAGCGATGGATCCGAACAGCATGAACACGCCAATCGCGGCATAGGCGCCGCCCAAGTTCATGAAAAACGGCCCGACAAACAGGGTGGCAAGGCAGAGAGAGACCCCCGCCAGCCAGATGAGGACGCGCATCTCATGGCAGGCACGGTGAAATGAACGGGGTGGCTTTGGCTGCGGTCGAAAGCGGCGAAGCTCCCGGATGAGGGCGCAGTATTCCTCTGTCACCTCTTTGGTGGGCTTCATTTCCTGAAGCGCATCCAGACGTTGGTTAATGCGTTGTTCTTCCTCGGTCATAAACTCGCCTCCTCTTTGGCTTCAGCATAGCACCGAACCACAGCACTGTCAACGAAAGCAGGTGAATTTTATGGCAGATTCCATTTCTATCGTCATGAAAATGAACGAGGATATCACAGGCAAAATGAAAAGCATCGCCAGTATGTCGCAGGGCTGCTCCAAGGAGATGGAGGAACTGGGTCGCAGGACTACGCAACTGGGTGAGCGGTACAACCAACTGAACAAACACGCGGCGGAGGTCTCCGCCAAGGCTGCCACCGTCAAGATTGATCTGGACGCGGCAAAAAAACTCATGAAGGAAACCGGCTGCACGGCGGATGCGGTGGATTTTAAAAACCTTCAGGAGCAATATAACGCGCTTTCGGCTTCCGCCAGCAGTTACCAGAAGATGGCGAAAAGCGCCCTGAAGGAAACCACCGACAGCTATGAGCAATTTCGGAAGATGGATTTAGGGCTTGGCTCTTCCCCCACCCGAAAGGCAGCGGATAAGATTGAGGCAAGTCTGGGCGATAAATTGGCGCAATCCGGGCTATTCAAAATGTTTGGTGACAGTCTTGCAAGCGCTGCAGGTATTGGACTGGAGAGTGCACTTGGACAACCTATGGCCACTTTTGGAAGCAGTCTTGCATCCGGGGCCGCAACTGGCGCGTCGGCTGGGGCGCTGTTCGGAAATCCTCTGCTTGGGGCTGGAATAGGTGCTGTGGCGGGCGGAATCAACGGTGCGACCCAGATCTATCAACAAGAGGACGATGCCTTTAAAAGCTACTACGCGGGACTTTACGGGACTGTAAAGGCTGGTACTGCGGACAGCCTAACTACCGGCGGTGCGCTGGCGGCTAGTCGAGAGACCACAAAGCTCTCCTTTTCCACGCTGCTGGGTGGCGATACACAGGCGGACGCATTCCTAAAGGATGTGCTGAACACCGCTAACACGACACCGTTTCTCTACGATGATCTGACAGGTATTTCCAAGACGTTGCTATCCTTTGGGTACGCGGTGGAGGACATCATCCCTACTCTAACCAAGGTGGGCGATGCGGGTGCGGCCATGGGCCTTGGTACGGCGGACATCAACACCGTGGCCAGTTATATAGGCCGGATGCGCTCCAGTGATAAGGCAAGTCTTGAATATCTGAATCCGCTGAATGAACGAGGACTCAGCGTATTTGAGTGGCTGTCCGACGATCTTGGAATTTCGCAGAAGGCAGTCTACGACAAAATTTCCAAGGGTGATCTGTCCGGCACGTATGTCAGCGACTTGATTCTGGGGCAATTTGAGAAGCTCTACGGCGGCATGATGGAGATCCAGTCTCACTCCACAGAGGGGCTGGATTCCACGCTCCAAGGCCTGATGGAAAACATCAACGCAGCCGGGGGCGAGGGCTATAACTCCATTCGGAATCGTGGAACACAGAATGAGATCGACGCCTACGGCGGAGCGTTGGGGGATGCACTGAAGGATCTCAACGGCATAATCGGTGAGAATCAGGCGTACATGGAAAATTTGCAGGATCAGTATACCCGGGAGGCGCTGAGCGCCGTTTTGCTGGGGGAGCAGTCCAGTCTATTTAAAGGCTCGGCCGCAGAGAGGCTGAGTGAGATGCGCGGCGAATTCCTGAACGCTCAGGAGACTGACCGTCAGGAGGGAGGCAATCAGGAAGCCAAGCTATCCATGGAGTCCCTGAAGGAGCAGGCAGAAGCTCTGGCCACCGCGGCGTATGAGTCCAGTGACCAATATCAGAAGATGCACGATGCCGAACTGGATCAGATCGATGCCATTCGAGAGAATACCGCTGGACTGGAGGCTGCGACCAACGCTTTGAAAACCAGTAACGCCTTTTCAAAGGGCGGGGCTTCCTCTATTTTTGACTTAACTTATGACAAATCTTCGGCCAATTTAAGTTTCAATTCTGGAATTTCGAAGCACGAGGTCTGGAAGCACGGCGTGAAAAGCTCCAACGCCTTCGGCCTGCGGCGTGTTCCGGAGACGGGGCTGTACCTGCTGCATCAGGACGAGACGGTCAAGACGGCGGCGGAGACCCGTGAGGCTGGAGGTTTCGGTGGAGTCAATGTTAATATGACCGGACCGGTCACCATCCGGCAGGAAAGCGACATTGCACGTCTCGGCGCGGAGTTTCGGCGGGAGCTGGAGCTGGCGCGAATGCGCAGCAGCTAAGGAGGACACATGCAGATCGTATTTCGCAGCGTGAAAACCAATACGCAGCTCACCATGCCCGTGACGCCTGCCGAATTTGCCGTGGAGGTGGGGCGCAATGTGACGGTGCTGGATATGTCCCAGACCGGCGAGGCGGCATTCCCCGGCCTTTTGGCGCTGTTTGACGAGCAGATGGAGTTTCTGCTCCCGGCAGAGGCACGGAATTACACACAGGGCGGCTACACCGGTGACCCTTACGCCATGGTCAAAACCCTGACGGACTGGTCGGAGGCGGGCGAGGTGCTGCGGCTGATCGTCACAGATACGCCGGTCAACTTCCCGATACTTCTTGGCCCCGTGCGCTATGGAGAACAGGACGGCACCGGAGACGTGTATGTGCGGCTGACCTTACGGCAATACCGTGAGCTTGCGGCGGAGACATCGGAGATCAAGTCCGCCACCGGAAACAAAACCAGATCCACCAGCCGGGCGCAGCAGGCGGCGCGGGTCCATACCGTGGTCAAGGGCGACACCCTGTGGGGGATTGCCCGGAAGTATTACGGGGACGGTGCGCTGTGCTATAAGCTGGCCAAGTACAACGGCATCAAGAACGCCAACCTGATCTATCCCGGAAACAAGGTCACCTGCCCGGACAAATCCAAATTGTGAGGCGGCTATGGCATACGATGATTTGTTGAAGATCCGGACGTGGAGTCTGGACGGGAGCAAAACGGAACACATCACGCCGCTGGTACAGGACAAGACGTGGAGCGGGAGCTATCGGGACTGCGCGCGGCAGCTGACCTTCAGCGCGACGCCGGAGGCGCTGTGTGAGCTGGGTGGGCTGTGTCGGTTGTATCACAATGCGGACATCCTATTTTCCGGCCACGTGGTTTCGCGTCAA